GAGGTGATGCCGGTGGACAAGCAGATACTGTACCAGTACATAGACGCCTGCGAGCTGGTCAAGGAAACTGAGGAGGAAATCGAGAGGCTCCAGCGCCGCCGGCGGGAGACCGTCACGGATAAGGTCAGGATGTCAGACTATGATTTCCCTTTTGGTGAGATCAGCTGCACCATTCACGGCGTGCCCTATGACGCCCTGGATCACGATGCACTGGACCGGAAGGAGCACATCCTGGAGCAGCGTAAGGCCGCCGCAGAGGCGATCAAGATACAGGTGGAGGAGTGGCTGGTGACGGTGCCGCCCAGGATGCAGCGGATCATCCGCTACAAAGTCTTTGAGGGGATGACCTGGGGGCAGGTAGCGGCAAAGATGGGGCGGAAGGCGACAGAGGCAAGCGTAAAAATGGAATTTCAAAGATTTATGGCAGAAAAGTAAAGTTTGTTACGATTGTTACCAATGTTACGAATCAAAGTGTTATAGTGTAAACTGGAGTCAGTGAATAAACCCATTGATTTAGCCCTCCTCAGAAAAATCCCCCGTCAGGTGTCACAGCCTGGCGGGGGATTTAAATTGTTGACGCAGGGTGGAGGAGTTGGAACCTTGCCGGGTTTATGCCCCGGAGAGCGCCGGTTCGAGTCCGGCCCCTGCTACTTAATTTTGGCACATGATTTAAGCGATTGAGAGGTGGTGATATTGCCAAGAGCGCCGGATCCCCGCGTGGAACAGGCAGAATCCATGTTCCAGAGTGGGAAAAAGTTGATTGAGATCGCCGAGGCCCTGGGCGTTCCAGAGGGGACGGTTCGAAGCTGGAAGAACCGGTATGGGTGGGGCAATGCAACGCTGCAAAAACCAAAACGCAACGTTGCGAAAAAGAGAAAGGCAGAAAGAAAAGCTGTTGCGGAGGCGGTGGATCAGGTGATGGAGAATCCGGATCTGACCGATAAGCAGCGGCTTTTTTGCGTCCTGTATGTTCGGTGCTTTAACGCCACGAAAGCATATCGGAAGGCCTATGGTTGCAGCTATGAAACGGCCATGGCCAACGGATCGGCGTTGCTAAAAAATGCTAAGATTCGAGACGAGATCACCAGCCTCAAGCAGGCACGTCTCAATCGCGAGATGCTGGACGAGCACGATATTTTCCAGAAGTACATGGACATCGCCTTTTCGGACATTACAGATTTCGTGGAGTTCGGCCGGGAGCGGGTTCAGGTCATGGGAGCTTTCGGGCCGGTTGAGGTGAAGGATCCTGAAACCGGCAAAAAGATCCCGTTGACGAAAGAAGTAAATACTGTCCGGTTCCGCGAGTCATCGCAGGTGGATGGTACCCTGATCGCCGAGGTGAAACAGGGAAAGGACGGAGCTAGTATCAAGCTTATGGACCGCCTGAAAGCCCTTGACTGGCTGGCCGATCATATGGATCTGGCCACAGAGGAACAGAAAATGAGGATTGCTACTTTGAAGGCAAAAGCGGGATTCGGCGTAGAGGAAGAAACAGAGGACGATGGATTCCTGGATGCGTTGAAAGGATCCGGGCAGGAAGATTGGGCTGGGGCAGTGCCCCTGGAAGGAGTAGAGACAGAAAATGATGAAGACCCGCAGACCGATATTTAAGTTTAAGCCATTATCTAAAAAACAGCGGATGGTCCTGAACTGGTGGACAGAAAACAGCCCGGTGAAAGATTACGATGGAATTATAGCTGATGGCGCGATCCGGTCCGGAAAGACCGTTTCCATGTCCCTTTCTTTTGTGTTTTGGGCCATGTCGTCTTTCAACGGCGAGAATTTTATAATGGCTGGAAAGACCATCAGCTCCTTCCAGCGCAACGTGCTCACGAACCTGATAACCATGCTGCGCAGCAGAGGCTATCATTGCACCCACCACATATCAGGCGAAACGCCGAATATGCTGGAAGTATCCAGAAAAGGCGTGACCAACTACTTTTACATCTTCGGCGGCAAGGACGAGGGCTCCCAGGATCTGGTGCAGGGCATCACGGCCGACGGCGCGTTCTTTGACGAGGTGGCACTGATGCCGGAATCCTTTGTCAACCAGGCGACTGGACGATGCTCAGTAGAAGGCGCCAAATGGTTCTTTAACTGTAACCCAGGAGGGCCGCTGCACTGGTTCAAAATTAACTGGATTGATAAGTGCAGACAGAAAAAACTCATTTACCTGCATTTTACTATGGACGATAACCTGAGCTTGTCTGAGAAAGTTAAGGCTAAGTACCGGAGTATGTATGCCGGCGTGTTCTATCTGCGGTATATCAAGGGACTTTGGAAAACCGCCGAAGGTTTGATATACACGATGTTTACAGACGCTAATATGTATGACCAACTGGAGGAGCGTACTAGGCACGTGTCCGCCAAAAGCATTGCAGTTGACTACGGCACTACGAATCCCTGTGTATTCTATGAGATATGGGATGATGGGGAAGTCCTGTGGGTGGAAGACGAATACCGTTGGGACAGCCGGTCAGAGGAGGCCAGGCGGTCGGCAAATCCGCAAAAGACAGATTCCCAATATGCGGATGATATGGAGGTGTTTATGGGAACGCAGCCGGAAGACCAGTGCATGATTATTGTTGACCCTTCAGCTGCCTCTTTCATTCAGGAGCTGAGGAGCCGCGGATGGGTAGTAAAAGAGGCAGACAATGATGTGCTTGATGGTATCCGCAAGACGGGGGCACTCATTGCGAAACGAAGACTCCGCATTAACCGCAAAAAATGCAAAGGTCTGATTGCGGAGATGCAGTCTTATGTATGGGACGATAAGGCTGCAGAGAGGGGAGAGGAAAAACCAGTAAAGCTATTAGACCATGGGCCGGACGCGATCCGGTATAAGGTAAATTCATTGCCGAATTGGAGGATTGGAGCATGAATGGTGAGAAGAAAAAGGTGAGTTTTTTGAACAGCGAGTTGGTTCTATCGGTTATACAGGCTGTAGAAATACAGTATAGAGCGTATCAAAAGTTTTTGGATCTGACGGGGAATGAGAAAGAGGCAAGATTGCAAACAATGACCTATATGATTGCGTTTCTGCATAGTCCATTCCCGCCGAATGAAGGAGTGTAATATGGCCAAGAGAAAACGGGCCCTGGACCGGGCAAGAAAATCGAACAACACCAGGCAGGCGCCCGTCAGTACGATGGATGCCTTTTCCAATCCTGCCGCACGGATCGGATTCGGGACCATGGACCTTTTGCAGGCCACCACGTACCCCATGACCAGGATGACGCAGAACTATGAGCTGCTGACCAGCTTGTACCGGGATAACTGGATCGTGCAGAATATCGTGGCCACGATCCCCAATGACATGATCCGGAAATGGTACGAGATTAAATCCGGAGTGCCCCCGAAATACATCGACCAAATGACAAAGCTGGAGCGGCGGACGCAGCTACGGAAAAAGCTCCTTCTGGGGATGTACTGGGGGAGGCTATACGGTGGCGCAGTTGGTGTGATCCTGATCAAGGGCCAAAATGATTTAAGTCAGCCGTTGGATCTGGATATGGTCTTTCCCGGCTCTTTCCTGGGCCTCCAAATCCTTGACCGCTGGTCCGGCGTGTATCCGGAGGGCGAATTGGTGACAGACCCATCTGACCTAGATTTTGGTTTGCCTGCCTATTACACGATCCGGGACGATACCACCGGATACATGGTGGCCAGAGTACATCACAGCCGGATCATCCGGTTTATTGGCCGGGAGCTCCCCTGGTTGGAGCAGGTAACGGAAGTCTACTGGGGAGAGAGCGAGCTTGAGGCGATTTATAACGAGATTGTCCGGCGGGACAATGTAGCCGCCAATATCGCAGCGCTGACCTTCCGGGCCAATGTTAATTACATGGAGACGGATGGACTGGATCAGCTGCTGGGCACCGCCAATACGGAGATGCAGCGGCGTTTCTGGAATGTTCTGGCCGCACAGTCTGTCATGGAGAGTAATTTTGGTACCAGAGTGATCAATAAGGGAGATGCGATCCATAACACGCAGTATACCTTTACTGGCCTGCCAGAGGTATATGATCGGGTGATGATGGATGTGTCTGGAGCTGCCAGAACACCGGTAACAAAGCTCTTCGGTCGCTCTCCTGCCGGCCTAAACGCTACCGGAGAGGCCGACATGCAGAATTATTATGATTACATAGACGGCTTGCGGGAAAATGACCTGCGACCTATTATTGAGCGTTTATTGCCTATCATGGCGCTGTCGGCCTGGGGAGTGATACCGGATGATCTGGACATTAAATTCCCCGCAATGCAGACCGCTGATGCCAAGGAACAGTCCGAAATCACCGAACGGAATACGGCATCCATCCTGTCCGTATATCAAAATGATTTAATGGATGCGGCTACAGCCATGCAGGAGCTGAAGGCGATGGGCGAGGAAACCGGAATATTCAGCAAGATTTCCGATGAGGCCATCGAGGCCGCCCGCGGGCAGACGTATACCAACAGCAAACTGATGGCTGACCCGCTGGCAGGGCTGGAAATGGCCGGGAACCAGCCGCGGGAGCCGAGTGGGGAGGAGCAAAATGCCATTTGAGGACAAAGAAGAGATATTCAAAGACGGGACACTCTGCATAGACGGGGAAGAAATCGAGATTCTAGGTGGTTTTAAGAAAGAGCAGCTGGAACTTTCTCTTCTTCTTGAGGAGCTAATCTATACTTTAAAAAAATGGGGTGAAACATGGGAATCTTGAAAATGATTAGACAAAAACGCTGTAAACATCATTATGTGAAACACTATGACCCGAAGCAAAAGGGATATGTGCGGCGGTGTTCTATTTGCGGGAAAGTGGAGGAATATGGGGCTGTCAAGAACGTGTAAAAGGTGCAGGTGCTGTCCTAAGCGTGAAGCCTGTGATCTTAAGCGCATGGAGAGCCTGGGATATTTGGATCCTTCTACCTTTACTTTCCCCGTGGAAATACATGTAAATGTCGACACGGGCGCTGATATCTCCAAAATTTCCGAAGACATCTCAAAAGTATTGGGAAAGGTGGTTTTACATGGCGATTAAACTTATTCGCCCGCCCGAAACCAAAGACCTGACATTGTTTCTCCGGCAGCTCTTTTTGCGAGCAGAGCGTCAGATCATTGATGAGATAACCCGCAAGCGCGCCGCCGGGTATGTGGACTATGCAGAGGTCGCCGCCCTGGAACGGGTGCAGCAGATTCTGCAGAACATGCAGGACGAGTGCTGGGAGTATGTTCCTGAGATGATCGAGAAGATCTTTTATCGGTCGGATAAAGATGCCGCAGGATATCGCAATGCCAGGACACTCACAGCGCCGCAGACAGCCGCAGTAAATCAGCTGTCCTACAATCTGCTGGGAGAGATCGCAGAGGCGTCAGAAACGGCCTACAAGACGGTGCAGGGCTTTTACACAATTGCCAGGCTGGAAACGGATCCATATCGTACCGCGGCATTAACGCAGGTTGCACAGCAGGAGGCCTCCGGCATTGGATGGACGCAGACCAGCGCCCGTATGGCCCGGGAGCTAAAAAACCAGGGGATCACAGCGTTTACGGACAAGGCCGGACGGAAATGGACACTATCGGACTATTGTAATATGTGCGCCCGGACCACTGCCCGGCAGGCGGAGGTGGCAGCCGTGCTCACAGCAGACGATCATGACCTATGGCAGATCGTTAAGATCGGGAGTACCTGTCCGGTCTGCGCTCCATTGGAAGGGCGGGTGTACAGTAAAAGCGGCACGAATCCGGATTATCCGCCGCTTTCTTTGGCGTTTGGAAAGATAGACCCAGCGGGGGCAGAGAGTTTGGAGAACACATATTTAAACATCCATCCAAACTGCTTAGTCCCTGGGGGCTCTATACTTTGCGAGAGCCTCGTGTCTGCGAGCCGGAGGTATTACACAGGGAACGTAATCACTCTCATCACTGCCAGCGGAAATAAAATCACCATCACTCCAAATCACCCGATATTGACGGCGGAAGGATTTGTCGCTGCGGGAACGCTCAAGGAAGGCGATGAAATCATTGAGGCAGCCCGGAAATATCGTAGACTCCTTAGAAAGGCACCAAATAGTATAAACATTCCAACCAGAGTCGAAGAGATATTTTATTCTTTCATTAAGACGCGCGGCAGCACGACCTTCAGCATGGAAGGCTCCCCCGTACAGTTCCACGGCGACGGAATTTCCAATCGCAAAGTCGATATTGTATTTCCCGCAAGCTTTGGAGTAGGTGAAGGGAATATTGTTAGCAGTGAGCCAATCATTAAAAATGACTTCCCACCTGCTCATCTTAGGTGGCTTTCGCTCCTTGCCAATAGCGCGGCGACAAAGGTCATCATAAGAGCGCTTTTTCCCTTTTATTGCTTCGTGAGCAGCTTTGGTTTTGTAGGCGGTATCAAAACTATATCCATAAACGGTAAAAAGCTTTCCGACTTGAGATGGAGAACAACCGCAGGCTTCAGCGATTTGAGTATAGGTCATACCTTGATTGTGAAGTTCAAGAAATTTCTCAAATTGTTCTCTATGGGTTTCAAGGAATACCGGAGAGACATCATAAAATTTCCGGTGTCCTTGCCGAATTGGCAAAGGTACTCCAAGTTCATTTTCGGCGTGTTTAAGCGCTCGAATAGGAACGTTATAGTCCCGGGAAACTTGAGCACGAGAGACTCCTTTGCTATACAAAGATTGAAGAAGTTCTTTGGTGATGATTGCTTTATCGTAAGCAAGCTTACGCATATTGAAACCTCCTATTACGATGGTTATGTTTATAACCTTGAAACTCGGCAAGGTTACTATGTATATAATAACATAGTGACACATAATTGTCTACATAGCCTAGTCAAATATACCACCATCGGCAAAACGGATAAGCAGATTAAACGAGACAGGGATTTTTCCGATCCGGCTCTTAATCCTCTGAACCGTGATCCTCGAACTAAAAAGCAGATTAAGGCTTACCAGGAAAAGGAGCGAAACAGACGGAAACTGCTGGATGATATTCACCAGTGGCGCCGGTATCGGGCTGTACTGGGGGATAAAGCCTACAAAACCTTTAAGACCTTCCAGGAGCACAAGCGGGCGGACGATGATGTGTACAAGAAGTTACAGGTGGAGTACCAGAAACAGAATAGAGAGATAAAGGAGACGCTGAGTGATAACGAAATTTAATAAGCGTGGCAGCCTCTACTATGATGGAACTCACTGGTACAAGCCATGTGTTCAGGACGGAAAAACAGTTTTAGAGATTTTGAGCGATGATGAGGCTGCGAAAATTGTGAAAGAAAGGGACTTATATTATGGCGAAATTCCGGATTGAGTGTGATGGTAATAGAACCCAAATATGGATTGGGAACGAGGAAATCAGCAAAACAGTCGAAAAGATTGTGTTTGAGCAGCGGGGAGATTCACCTCCGCGGGTAAAGTTAACATTTTATCCCATAGACTTCGATTGTTTTGCTTACACAAGTAAGGGTGATAAAGATGGATGATTTTTTAAACATCTTAGAAAAAGCTGCCGCCGAGGAAGCCCAGGCCCAGCGCCTGTATGCGGCCATGATTCTTCTGGCTCCGGATGAGGATAAGGCCCAGCTCTTAGAGATCTTTAAAGATGAGAGTGATCATGCCGTAAAAATCCAGGACATGCTGGTGCGGTACACCACAGGGGAGCCCGGCACAGTGGCAGAGCAGACAGGGGAGGTGGACTGATGATCCAATATTACGGCTACACCATAAGCCCAAACCAGATTGAGACGCACGACGGATTTTTGATCTGCCGCAATGTCCCGATTGCCCGAACCGGTGACCAGGATTATCTGGGGAGCGAGATCGGCCTGGATGGGACAGAGGCCGGGAAGGTGCTGGCAGTCCACCGCAGCCCAGAAGAAGTTTTTTCTCAGGCCACGCTGGCCAGCTTTGAGGGTAAGCCGGTGACCAATGACCACCCGCCTGGAATTATTGGCCCGGACGATGTGCGCCTTTATGAGATGGGTCATGCAGAGAACATCCGGCGCGGCGCCGGCGAGTGGGCAGATTACATCCTGGCAGACCTCCACATTCATGATCGGGAGCTGATTGACGCAATCCAGGGCGGAAAACGGGAAGTCAGCTGCGGATATGAGTGTGAATATGTCCCCAATGAGGATGGGAGCTATAGCCAAAAAAATATCAGAGGGAATCATATAGCAGTCGTGGATCGGGGGAGAGCCGGGAAGCGGGCTGCTATTTTAGATTCAAATACAATTCACCCGGCGGAGAATCCGCCAGAAAGGAAGGTAACTATGAAAAGTAAGCTTTTGGAATGGTTTGGCCTGGCGGTGAAGGATAAAACGCCGGACGAAATCGCCAAAATGGCCCAGGATGCAGCCGCTGCAATGGACGAGGGCACATTACCAGCAAAGGAGGATCCAGCAAAGGAGCCACCGAAAGAGGAACCCACGAAGGACGGCGGAGCTTTTGACGTGAACAGCCTGGATGATGCATCCATTGATGGCCTGTTGGAAAAACTGATGGCCCGCAAAGCAGCGAAAGAAGCCGCCACAAAAGAGGCGGACGGAGACCCGCTGGAAGAGACCATCAAGGCCCTGACCGGGGAGACCGCCGGTGATCCGGAAGGGGCCCATGTAGTGCCCGCGGAAGAAATGGACGAAGGCCGCGGCGCCTGTGGAGCCGGTGCAATGGATAAGGCCTTGGCAGCTGGAATCCTTAAAGCCATGCGCCCGGTAGTGGCTGGGATTAAGGACGATAAACAGCGCGTGGCTGTGTCTGATGCCCTGATTAAATGCGTAACGGCCCAGGACGGTGCATCCGATATCGCAAAGATCATGCAGGCGGCCCAGAACAATGCGCAGAAGGCCGCAGATTCCCGTCCGAACCAGCAGAAGATTATTGATGAGGTGCAGGCGGCGTATGATGCCTGCAATCCCCACAAAACAAAAAAGGAGGATAAGCGATAATGAGAGGACAGACGATTGGTAAGACAATGCCCCACGGCTATGCGGGATCTTATGCCCGACAGCCAGATTCCGTGATTGATTCCCATCCTTTGACCGGGACGGCAAATGTGCCTTTTGGCCTGGCGGTGGTACGGGATACTGCAAACACCCAGGCAGTGGCACTCCCCACCGACACATCTACGGCAGCCCAGTTCTTGGGTGTGGCTGTACGCGAGATTAAGTCTGCTACAGACTACTTAAACCAGAATATAGGCCAGTATACCCCCGGGGAGGCCGTACCGGTAATGAAACGAGGATGCGTCAATGTTAAATGCCAGAAGGGTACGCCGGCCGTGGGCGGTGCAGTATATCTGCGCGTAAAGGCCAATGCAAGTTATGAGGATGCAGTGGTGGGCGGATTTGAAGCGGAAGCGGATACCACAAATACGGTACAGCTGACCAATTGCCAGTGGAAAGGCATTGCGGACGCCAACGGAATCGCTGAAATGCGGATCATGACGATTATCAACGCATAAGGAAGGAGAGAAATAAATAATGCCGAATTTTAAGAATGTCGGAACATTTGACTTGGGCCGCAATACAAGCGGTCCGGTTAGGGCTTTTGCGATGGACGATGCAGGCATCGCATCCGGCCAGGCGTTTTTAACGTCCGAGCTGGAAAAGAGGGACATGATGGTGCGGACACCCCTTACCAGTTTTACATACACAAGGGACATCCCCATCCGGGTGGGTGGCGGATGGGCCGAATTTGTCTCCGCCATGCAGGTAGGATATGGAATTACCGGAGGCTCCGGAGATAATCTTGTTACTGCCGGTGCAGCCAACGGCATCCCGATGGTACAGGCGGACTTTTCCAAGGGGCTGTTTAAGACCCATATGATTGCCGCCGGCACCCGCGTACAGTGGATTGATATGCAGCGCGGCAACATGACCGGCCGTAACCTGGACAGCCTGCTGCGGGACGGCCTGCGCATGACTTATGACAAACATATGGATGAGAATACCTATGTTGGCTTTAAGATCTATGACAGTACGGGATTACTGAATGATCCGGATGTCCTGGTTACCGATGCGGCATCCAACGGCGCGACCTCCCCCTCGACAAAGTTTAAGGATAAGACGCCGGATCAGATTTTGGCGGATATCAACGATGCGATTTTGACCGCATGGGCACAGGCAGAATATGACCTTGACGCGATCCCGAACCATATCATTATGCCGTATGAGCAGTACAACTATCTGGCGACCACCCGTGTGTCCGAGCTGGCGGAAAAGACAATCTTGACCTTCCTTCTGGACAACAACGTGGCTAAACAGAACGGCTCCGACCTATTCATTGGCGCTACAAACTGGTGCAAGGGCGCCGGTGCGGATGGCTCCGATGACCGCATGGCTGTCTACTCTAACAAAGAGCGCTACCTGGCGATGGATGAGCTGGTGCCGCTGACCAGGGCCATGACCAGCCCGAACACGGCGCATTTTTGCTACGATACGGCATACGCGGGCAACGTGTCCGAGACAGAAACGTTTTACGCCGAAACCATTGTGTATGTAGATGGGATTTAAGGAGGATGCAATGTTTATACTTTCCAAACGGAATTTCAAAGTGAGGCGGGCCGACGGCTCGTCTTTTTTAATCAAAAAGGATTTTATTGGAGACATCCCGGAGGATGTATTTAACAGCCGCTTGATCCAGAAGGCAATTAAGGGGGGCCTGGTGGCCGCGCCGGCGTCGCATAAGGACAAGGCACTGTATGAAGCGGATATGGAAGCTGCGGACAAGGCGGATGCGGTGGATATCCGGCCAGATGCCAAAAACAAAGAAAAAGCAGAAGAGGACAAGAAAACCCCCAAAAAGTAAGGAGGTGGCGGCATGTGGCCCTATGATTATATCAATCCCATGATCCCATATTTTGAGGGCGCAAAGCAGACAGCGGCCAACGTGCCGCAGCCGGAAGAGCACGGGGACTATACAGTGGAGATGTTCCGGACGGACTTCCCGCAGTTTTACAGCACTGGGGATCCGCAGGGACCACTCCTGCCGGAAGCCATGCTCCAGACATTTATTGACCAGGCAAATGACAGCGTGCTGCCTTCCAGATGGGGCTCTATGTGGCGGTACGCTGCGGGACTGTACGTAGCTCATTTTGCTGCCATGTACTTAAAGACCTATTCACCCAGCTCTGACAGCGCGTCCCAGGTAGCCAATGGGGCCGCCCAAGTGGGCGCTGTTAAGACAGCTACTATGGGGGATACCTCCATCGGTTACGATAACAGCGCGATTACGGCAGGCACCGAAAAATGGGGCACCTGGAATGCTACCCAATATGGGGCCCAGCTGGTGACAATGGCCCGCATGGTGGGCATGGGAGGGGTGTATGCCATATGATTTTTGACAATCCAATTTTTGCTGGATGGTATACGGATGCAGCGGATGTGTACCGTGTAGTTAATACTACAGTGGGGAATGTGGACACACAGGAGCGCAGGCAGGTAGGCGCTGCCATTCCCTGCCGGGTGTACAGCAGCCAGAAAAATGGCCCCGCCATGCAGGACACCGCCGCCCGGGTGCAGTCCACGGACAAGTTGTCCTGCGATGTGAGTGCGGATATCCGGGCCGGGGACGAGCTGCTTGTCACCCGCGGGGGAGCCTTGGGGCGCGGCGGCGAGCCGGAGCGCTATTTTGCGGGCAATCCCCAGCATTATTATGACCCTGTGGGAGGAGCGCTTACGGGACTGGAGCATATGGAGGTTGGGCTGCTGCAGCAGAATATTGTGAGGTGATGGGATGTCGAGCTTTGGGAGTCAGATGCGCAAGCGCTTTGCCGAGCTCAACAAGGCCGGTAAGGATGTGCCGAAAATCATGGCAGAGGTGGCCGAAGCAGCGACCATAGCCGCTGTGCAGGTGGCTGCTCAGAATACCCCTCCCAACGGCTCCGCTATCGCCGGGACAAATACGCGCAGCGGCCAGATGGCGCAGCACTGGGAGCTGGACAGCCAGACTAAGCCTGTTATGACCGGCGGCAGTGCGCAGACCGTGCTTGCCAACAACAAGCAGTATGCCTCATATGTCAATGACGGCCATCGCGTAGATAAACACTATGTTCCCGGCCTGATTAATAATGGCGGGCTTTTGGAACGAGTTGATCCTGATGTGGGAGGTATTATGGTTGGGACAAAAACCACCTACGTCCCAGGTCTGTACATGAAAGAAAAGGCTATAGGGAAATATCGGTCTGTCGTCCGAAAGGAACTGGACAGGAGAGTGAGGGAGCGGATGAAATGACCTTTACGATTGCAAATGTAATTGACAGTATCGCAGGAGTGCTCAAGGCCGGGTATGATTGCCCGGTATATTTGGGACCAAACCAGCAGGGGACTGATTACCCCTGCTTTTTTATATTTCTGATGCCCTCTTCTATTTCAGACGAACCGGATGGAAGATATTTTCGGAATTTGGGACTGGACGTGGTGTATGTTCAGGAGCGTAATGCCGCGGGCGGAAATGCGGAAATTCAGGCCGTGCAGGAGTATTTGGATGAGCACCTGCTTATGTTCGATTACTCAGACGGTACCGGGACCGTGTCGCTGCATACCTATGAGCGCGAGGCAAGTACCGAGGATCAGGAACTGCATTATAAGTTTCATATTCGCCAGCGAGTATCGCTTCCGCGTGATTCGAACCCCATGAGGGTGATGGAGGAAAACAATGTCACAGAAAAAAGCTGAGAAAAAATATACCGCCGAGAAGCTGCTGGGAAGTAAGGCTTTGGCGGGTTACCAGAAGGATTTTGCCAAGGTAATTTTGGGAAATGGAACCTACACCATTCAGGAGGCGAAAGCCGCCCTGGACAAGGTGCTGACCCCTGGAAAATCCGGAGAAAAGAAAGGAGATGGAGCAAACGCATAGCAGGCGGAACATGGACAAGCCAAAATAAAGTACTTCCTGGCGTTTACATCAATGTAAAAAGTCAAGGGAGCGTTGTAGCAAACGTAGGGAGCCGTGGAATAGTAGCCATTGCAGAACCGTTATCTTGGGGCCCTACGGGGGTAGTGCAGACAATTATCCCCGGAGAAGATTTAAGGCCGTATATCGGCTATGATATCACGTCAGAGAAGGCACTGTTCTTGCGTGAGATGATGAAGGGGAGCGATACCACAGCAGGTCCGAGTAAAATTTTGCTGTATCGCCCGACCGGCACCGGAGGTGTGCAGGCAAAGGCGACGGTTGGGGCGCTGACTGTAACGGCGTTGTATCCAGGGGCGCGCGGAAACGACATCAGCATTATTATTTCTGAGCAGATAGATGACGAAGGTACTTATGACGTATCTACAGTGATCGACGGTACCGTGGTAGATAAGCAATCCATCACCAATCTGGCCCAGTTAAAAGCCAACGCATGGGTGGGATTTTCCGGTACCGGAACCGAGATCACAGAGAGCGCGGGGCAGCCGCTGACAACTGGTGCAGACCCGACGGTGGCGACGGCAGACTATTCCAATTTTCTGGCAGCTATTGAGCCGTATCAGTTTGACATCCTGGTATACGACGGGACGGACTCCACAACCATTCAGGCTTTTGCGGCGTTTGTGGAGCGTGTATCCAACAACGTAGGCCAGAAGTGCCAGGCCGTTATGGCCGGGGATACGGCGGCAAACTGCAATTCGGAATTTGTCATTGCTGTCAAAAACGGCGTTAAACTGGATGACGGTACACAGCTTACTGCTCAGCAGGCCACCTGGTGGGTGGGAGGGGCAGAGGCCGGCGCATTGTATTATCAGTCGCTGACCTATGCACAGTATCCCCACGCTGTAGAGGCGAATCCAAAATTGACGGACACCCAGGCGCAGGAGGCGGTGGAAAGCGGCTGCCTGTGCTTTATTGACAGTTTCGGAAACGTGAAGGTCTGCACCGATATTAATACCCTGACCACATTTACGGTGGAAAAGGGTCAGGAATTCAGCAAGAACCGTGTCATGCGCGTGCTGATGCAGATCTGTAATGATACCTATGAGCACTTTTCCAATTATTTTATCGGCAAGGTGGACAACAACGAGACTGGCAGGAACCTGCTCAAGGGCTGGATTGTCGGTTATCTCAATGAAATGCAGGCCAACAATGGCATTCAAAATTTTGACGCTGAGGATGTGACCGTGGAGGCCGGAAACAATGTTGACGCGGTATTGATTAACGTCAGCATCCAGCCTGTGGACAGCGTTGAGAAAATCTATATGGAGATTACGGTGGCCGTAACGGCTGAGAGTGAGTAAGGAGGAAAGAGTACATGGCATTTTTGTTGGAGCGCGATGCCCTCAATGGAAAGAGCGGCAGCGCGTTTATGACCATTGATGGCCAGAATATCGAGATGTTCGGCATGAAAAAGTTCCAGTCTGATGCAGAATTCCAGGAGGCAGATTTCAAAGTAGTAGGCACCACACTGGTACAGAAAAAGACTACCGGGGTTTCCCTGAGCGGATCTATGACGATCTACTACGGAACCCCGCATTTTATCCGGTTGCTCCAGGATTATTTGAAGACCGGACGGCTGCCGTATTTCACGTTACAGATTACCAATGACGATCCCAGCACCAGTGTGGGGACGCAGACAGTGGTACTGTATAACGTGAAACTCCAGAAGTTGCCGGTGGCCATGCTGGATGCGGATGCAGACTTTTTGGAAATGGAGGTAAGTTTTTCTTACACCAATCTGGAAGTACTGAACTATTTCAATGACCAGCCCACACAGTTGGGGAATTAAGGAGGATATGATATGGATTTAAAGGCGTATATGCAGCCGCTTGTAGTAAATGAGACAAAGACGGTGTATCCGTCCAAGAGATTAAAGGGGGCGGATGGGAAACCGGCCCCCTTCGTGATCCGGGTTATTGACCAGGAAACGAACAACAAACTGATCAGGCAGGCCACGGAGAGAAAGAAGGTCAACGGCCGGCTGATGGAAGAACTTAACGGGGAAAAGTATGGAAACCTCCTGATCCAGGCGTGCGTAGTGGAACCGGATCTGAAAAGCTCCGATCTCTGCGCCTATTACAAAACGGTAGATCCGGCTGATGTGGTGAACCGGATGCTCTCCGTGGGCGAATACAACCGTCTTGTCCGCGCGATCCGGGAACTGAATGAGATTGATGAGCTGGCGGACGATGCCACCATCGAGGCCATTGATGCTGAAATAAAAAACTGATGGCGGGGAACTCCTTGAACGTACAGCTCTGCCAGCGCTTGCTGTGCGATCATGGAAGGTTTCCCCATGAAGTTCTGAATCTGCCGTTAAAAGAGAAACTCCTGATGCAGAATCTGTATGAGAAAGAACTGAAAGAACACGAGGAGGCGAAGAACCGTAGGAGCTATTAATGAGACATTAACATTGACAGACGGGTTTTCCGCCTCCTTTCGTATTTTTGAGGCGGCTGGAAACCGGGCGATTTCCATAACAGCCCGCTTGGATGACAGCATCACCAACCTGATGAGCCAGAACGCAGCTATGACCGTCAACGCGATTGGCCAGGTAGGGAGCGAGGTTAGCCGAACGAATCAGCTGATTACACAGGCCAATGAGTCGGCGGCCAAATTTAATAAAAACCTTACCCATGCTCTGGGGAAATCAGCCGGGGCGACCATCGGCTCTATCCGGCAGATTGGGGTCCAGCTGGAGCAGCAGCATCAAACACTGCTGAAAATCATTGAAGATCAGAAACGGCACAAAGAAAAGACAGATGATACGGAGCGGTCTGCGTCGAAGTTGTTAGGGACACTGAGCAAAATAGCGGCGGCCACCGGGGCGACGGCGCTGGTAAAGTCTTTCCTGAATACATCAGACGCCCTGACTCAAACCAATGCCAGATTGAACATGATGAATGACGGGGCGCAGTCCACAGCGGAGCTGAATGAGATGATCTATCAATCAGCGCAACGTTCCAGGGCCGCATATGATTCCACTGCTGATGCCATTGCCAAGATGGGACTGAATGCCGGAAACGCATTTAACTCCAATCAGGAATTGATTGCGTTTATGGAGTCGGTCAACAAGCAGTTTGCGATTGGCGGCGGTAGTGCGGCAGCCATGGAAGGGGCCATGGTCCAGCTGACGCAGGCCATGTCCTCCGGAGCTCTGAGAGGAGAAGAATTGAATTCCATTCTTGATGTTGCTCCCGGAATCGCGCGTAACATTGAACAGTACATGGGCTGGGCATCAGGGTCCATCAAGAAATATGCGGAGGAGGGGAAGATCAGCGCCGAAGTGGTAAAGAACGCGATGCTTGCGTCGGCGGAGTCGATCAATGAGCAGTTTAATAGTATGCCTATGACACTGTCCCAGGCCATGACTCAGGTTCGCAATCAGGTACAGCACAGTTTGCAGGGAGCTGCAATGGACTGGAATGAATTTCTGAATTCAGATGAGGGTCAAAAACTGCTGACGCAGATGATCAACTTATTCTCGTTACTTGCGGAAATGGGAGTCGATGCTTTATCTGCGATTGGGCAGGGGGCCTTGTGGGCGTCACAAAACCTTGATTTTATTTTGCCGGTACTGGCTGCTATTGGGATAGCGTACGCTGTTTTACATAGACGGGCGATCCTTACGGGGCTTGCAAATATTAAGAGCGGTCTTGCCAGCGCGGCAGCATGGTCGGCTGCGCATTGGCCGATTATTTTGCTTGCGGTTTTATTGGCATCTGCTCTTATTGCTGCGCAGCAATTTGGCTTTGGCATGGAAGAAGTGGGAGGTTTTGTGGGGGCGGTTTTAGGGACGCTGTACGCTGTGGGGTACAATGTATTTGCATCTCTTTGGAATGTCATAGCTGCTTTTGCGGAATTTTTCGCCAACGTGTGGGACGATCCTTTGGGAGCCACGGCCAGGCTGTTTTTTGATATATTCGATACAATCTTAGGGATTGTAGAAACTGTCGCAGGAGCGATTGACGCGCTGCTTGGAACGGATATGGCCGGGGCGGTGTCCGGTTTCCGTGGAAAGATGGCCGGATGGGTAGATGATACGTTTGGAGAAAGCGCGATCCAAATTAAACGGATGTCGGATCTGGATGTTGCCGCTACAGCAGCCCAATGGGGGAACATGGGATCGAACATCGGCTCTAAACTGGATAATATGAATCTTAGCCTGGATGACATTGCCGGAGGAATAGGCGGACTGGGGGATTTTGCGGTTCCGACGTCCGGGGAGCTGGGAGATATCGGCGATGTGAAAAAGGTGGGAAGTGTCAAAAGTGTCGATGGAGACGTGAAACTCTCCGACGAGGACGTCAAGATGTATCGGGACCTGGCAGAGCGCCGGTATATGAATAATATTGAATTGCAGACATTGGCGCCAGTCATCACCGTTAATGTCCCCAAAGGCTCCGGAGATAATATCAGTGAAGACGACTTAGCGGACAAGCTCAAAGACATTCTGAACAAGCAGCGGGCGGCCCACACATCGGTAGCCCATGGATAAGGAGGCGACGCCATATCAAAAGTCAGTCCTGACGCAAAGATTTATCTGAAATTTGGCAGCCGAAAAATGGTGCTGCCGGTTAATCCGGAAGAAATTTCCATCAGTTACCCCACCGACAATAAAGAACATGACGTGATTGGCATCGGTCAGGTCGTAGTGCAGAGAAAGCCCGCCTTAAAGGAAGTATCCTGGGAGGGCTTTTTTCCGTCTTCTCGATCGGATCCATACGTTAATTCGAGCTCAGATGATCCGGAAGATTATATCAAAAGGATTGAATCTGCGATGAAGTTAAAGCAGAAAATCCGCCTGATTATTTCCAGGGATCGGCTGCATGATACAAATATGCGCTGTATCGTCTCAGAGTTTGAGACGACTGACAAGGGCGGGGAACCCAGGGATATCTATTACAGCATTACATTTCGGGAATATCGGGACTACAGCCCCAGGACAGTGAGCATTATCACAACTCCGGCGGCAGGACAGGAGACGCAGGCGGCAGAGGCGACAGCGGAGGCAGCGCGGCCGGTAGAGACCCCGGTTATGCGTGTAGGGGCTACGGTAATTGCCAACGGAGAATATTGCTATGACAGCTACGGAACAAAGCCGCATGGGACAGCGAATAACCTCCAAACTACCGTATCACGGATCGTGGATGGAAATCCATACCCAATCCTGATCGGGTCCTATGGGTGGATCCGGGCAGACCAGTTGCAGATTGTGGGGTGATAACATGGACGATTTTTCCTTGCAGGTACAATCGGTCAGCCCGGCCCCAGGGGGAGCCACGCAGACCGCCATTACAGACTATTCCAGCGCCGAGACAAAAGCAGAATTAACAACCAACCGGTTTGATTCCCCGGCGAAACTGACGTTTACGGTTCTGGAGCAGGGCGGAATATCCATTCCTGAAGGCAGCAGCGTAGAGCTCGCGGTTGATGGGGTGCATATGTTTAAGGGATATGTATTCACTGCTGAACAGAACCAGGACGGAGAAGTGCAATACACCGCGTATGACCAATTAAGGTACCTAAAGGCAAATGCCAGTTACACGTTCGAAAACATGACATTGGGACAGATCATTCAGCAGATTGCCGCCGATTTTGGATTGCAGTGTGGTGCACTGGAGGACACGGGCTATATATTCCCGTGCCTGATCAAGGAAAATGAGAGCTGTCTTGACATCATCTTCGATGCCCTGGCGGAGACTATTTATATGACCGGGAAGATTTTCGTGTTCTACGACGATGTCGGCGCACTGACACTTAGAGAGACCCGGAATATGTATACAAACATACTGATCGGGGACAAAAGTTTAGCGACAGATTTTACGTATCGCCGGGACATTGACAGCGATACGTATAACCGGGTGAAACTGGTTCGTCCAAATTCCGAAACTGGGATGGCAGATACGTACATCGTGGAAGATACCGCCACGCAGGCTCAGTGGGGGCTGTTGCAATACTATGATCAAGTGGACGAAAACCTGAACGCGGCGCAGATCGAGATGATGTGTGAGATGTATCTGAAATATTATAACCGGGTCGTACAGGAGCTATCCATAAGCGCTCTGGGGGTTCCAGGATTCCGCGCCGGTATGATCGTACCGGTGAAACTCAGTGCGGTGGATTCTTTGTCCGTCTCCAGATTGCTGCTGGCGGAGAAGGTAACGCATAGTTTTGACGGGGATGATCACACCATGACGGTGGAGGTCAAAAACTTTGATAATTTGGGAGGTGACATACAGATTGTCTGATTTAATTGATGTTATTCACTCCATAACGCAGGACAGTGTAAAAGGACAGAAACCTGCTGATGTGGCATACGGAACCGTGATCAGCGCCTCCCCTCTATCCGTGCAGCTACAGACAACCATGCAGCCGATCCCGGCTGCGGCGCTGATCCTGACGGCCGGAGTGATTGCGAAAACGGCCCAAGTCCAGGGAGGTCAAGGGGGGACTGTGACGATCAATGAAGGGCTTGCAGTAGGAGACAAGGTTCTCATGTTGCGCGTTTCAAAGGGCCAGCGTTTCATTGTGCTCTCAAAAGTATAAGGGAGGTGCGGATATGTCAACATTGCCGCAGGGGGTGGGGATATCGGCCCCGATACAATACGTGGACCGTCCTACCAATACTTTTATTATAGACTGGTCCTCCAGGCAGATCGCCGGCACCAGTACTGGGCTTTCGGCCATGCGGCAGGCGATAGAAATTATATTGGCTAATGAACGTTTTCGCTGGCAAATCTACAGCAGTAATTTCGGCGTAGAGTTGGAGGAATTGGTTGGAGAAGATTTCTCCTATATTCAGTCCGAGCTCCCCCGCCGGATTGAGGAGGCATTTTCTGTGGACAATCGGATTCTGTCTGTGGATAACTACGAATTCAGGAGAGAGGCAAAGGGGGCTATGAGAGTGACATTTGACGTTCAAACGGTATATGGAACTGTTCAGGAGGAGGTGGTTATCAGTGATTGATCTCAGCGGGTACACGCAGAAAGCAATCGAAAAGCAGATGTTGGAGAAAGTACCATCTGGCATTGATACCAGGGAAGGAAGCATCATCCAGACTGCGGTAGGGCCGGCGGCGTGGTTTTTAGAAGGTACCTATATCACTTTGGACCAACTGCAACAGAACGCATACGCGGATACGGCGGTAGGTGTATCGCTGGATTATAGAGTGGCGGAACGCGGATTGACTAGAAAGTCCGCCACGCCGGCAGTGCGCAGAGGAATATTTGATGTGGAAATCCCGGAAAGTTCCCAATTTAAAACCATTAATGGCGCGAATTCCGTGATCTTTGTTTCAGGGGAGCAGGTAGAGGCAGATCCGAGCAATGACGAGGAGACGGGAAAAAAGGTGTACCTGATGACCTGCCAAACGGCGGGAGTCGTCGGAAATTCCTACACGGGGAATCTGATTCCCATTACGGCAATCGCTGGATTGACGTCAGCGGTGATTGGCAAGATCGTGACACCCGGCACGGACGAGGAGACGGACGATTCTTTAAAAGCGCGTTATTTTGCGTCTTTTGATGTGGCGAATTTTGGGGGAAATATCGCGTCCTACCGGAACACCATCCTTGCGATGGACGGCGTTGGGGCGGTGCAGGTATATCCGGCCTGGCAGGGTGGCGGTACCGTGTTGTGCAGTATCCTAAGCGATCAGTTGACACCGGCAGAGGATGGGGTAATTCAGGCGGTACAGGATGCAATCTGTCCTTCGGAGGAAGGAGGATCTGATCCATCCGCAAACGGATATGGTATGGCGCCGATCGGGGCGAAGGTAACGATTACGACGGCTACCAATATCACACTTAATATCGCTTGCAACATTCAATTCTCGGCAAAAGTGGTATCCGGGGAGGAAACCTTCCAGGCTGAAGTGGAGGAGAAGATCCGGGAGTATCTTACCTCCGTATGTCAGACCTGGGGGAGCGCGATTAAGGGGCAGAAGATCGAATATGTTGTTGTAGTGTACATATCGCGCATTGTGGCAGCAATCCTGACAATTCCCGATATCGTCAATGTGTCGAATGTAACTATTAACGGATCCGCAGCGGATCTGATTCTGACGGAGACTGCGAGCCTTCAGCAGATCCCGTCTCTGGGGACGGTGACGATCAATGGCGGCTGATCTGATGGAACAGCTCCCGGAATATTTCCGGCCGATTGTGGAATTTCAGCAGATCATGGCCGTGCACGGGAGCGCAATTAATGATCTGGAGAAAAATGTCACACAACTTTGGGAAAATCTATTCATCCAGACCTGCGACGAAGCAACACTGAAACTGTATGAACAGCGGTTTGACATTACTGCATCGCCCAGCGAAACGCTGGAATACCGGCGGCAGAGGATCTTGCAGAAGTACAACACCATTGTTCCGTTTTCGGAACCGTTCCTGCGCAGTCGGTTGACGGAACTGTTCGGGGAAGATTATTCCATGAGCGTTGATTCGGCAGCTAGCAAGATCACGATATCTGTAACATCGGCCAGATATGGAGCGGTGGATCTGCTGTATGACTTGTTATGGGATATTATCCCGGCGCATCTGCAAGTGATATCTAATCAGCAAGTTACCAATTATATTTCTGGCAATATTTACGTGGATGAAGTGATGGCAAGAACATTTGTTCAAAGTATTTAGGAGGAAACCTTGGGAGCATATAAAAAAGCAATAATTACAGAGGCCGGGAACCAGGTCCTGGCCAAAGTGGTGGCAGGGGAATTGACGCTGAATTTTTCCCATGCCAGAACGTCCAGCTACGCATATGCAGAGGGGACGGATTATACAAAACTGACAAGTCTGCAAGATGTGAAACAGGAAATCATCCCGTCAAATGTCAAGGTGATCAATGATACGGCAGTATCTGTCCGGCTGTTGTTCGGGAATGAAACTGTAGGATCGGAATATTTGATTCAAAACATTGGTTTGTATGTTATGGATGGCGATGAAGAACGGCTTTTCTCCGTGTCAGCAGCAACGGATCCGGATCAGATGCCTGCTTACGATGGAGTGGCACCGTCCTCGTTCATTTATAATGTCAGTATTCCGGTATCACAGGCAGAATCCCTGACATTGCAGATCAATCCTGCGGGAGCGGCGACAACAGAGGATATTCTGGAACTGGAGGCAGGTATACAGGGTCTGGAGGTGAGCAAGGTGACTGGCGACGGCGGCGCCATATCCAATACGGAAACCACCATATCGGAGCCGACGAACGAGGTCAAGTATCCGGAGATCACGGCATCCGGAGGAACGACAAAAGCGGTATTGGGATGGCTGGCCAGGTGGGTGAAGTCGCTGAAGGCGGATAAGGTGGATGTGTCTGGCGGGGATATCAAGGATACGAAGGTATCGGAGTTCACAGCATCCACTGCCCAGTATCCGATTCCAGCAGCGGGAGACAGTTTCAAGGTGTTTGCGGGAAAAGTCCTAAAGTTTGCGCAGGACATTCGCAGCACTGCGATTGGAGCGTGCTACATAGGGCAGCTGGTGTCCAACACCTCCACCAATAACTCCAATTTGCCAGCAAGTGCGGCAGCGGTGTACCAATTAGGGCAACAAATTGCTCAGTTAAATAGCGATAAGTTGAATAAATCAGCTGTCGTATCTCAGTATAAAAAGCTACAGATCAATAACGTGTTGATCCAGTTTGGTCGTTTAGAATGCTTAGTTGATTATTATGGCCGTGCAAGCATTACATTCCCAGAATCGTATAGCGATGCGGAGTTGTACAGCTGCATCGCCGTCCCTATGGCGCAGAATTATGCCGTGCGGTCCATAATCAATAATGGAGCCAATAATTCCTTGGCGCTGCTCATGGATAACGAGGGCGCCTTTCCAGAATACCAAAGCAAAATATGGATGCAGTACATCGTTATAGGAACCTGATGATATAGCGATAAAGCTCCGGCAAACCATAAACACGATGGAATATATCTACCGGTGTGGTCTACCCGGATAAATTCCGTCAGTTTCAACGGCACCATGAATGCGCCTGTTATGTATATTGACAGCACCGAATATCCATTAGTCAAGGGTCCACAAGGCGGCAATCGTACCGTTCGCACGTTATCTGTCCAAGAGCACCCCACCACGAAGAAAAATACACTGCGTGTGGAATGGTGGGTAGACGGCTCCGTGAAATATAGCTGGTGCGATCTCTACGATTAGGGCGATATATCGCCCTAAGTTGGCACAGTGATATGCCAATTTAATTGAGTATTTTCGGGTGATTGTGCGTTATCTCAGACTCCCTTATGCTATAAGGGAAAGGAGGGATAGGCATGATTGAGAAAATCATACAAGCCGTAAAAGAGGCCATGATGCCGGATCTGACGGATACACAGATGGAAAAGCTGGAGAACGTGCTATACATCCAGTTTCATGGCCGAAAAGTGGTAGAGGAGTGTAGCGAACTGGCTCCGACCGGCACGGATGGCGACGTAGCAAAGATCAATATGTTTCTGGGCAGTAAGAAAACTACCGGACGAGCTGACAGCACATTGCGGCAGTATAGCCGCGAGATCTACAATATGCTGGATTTCGTCGGAAAACGCCTGGAAGATATTACCGCTATGGATCTACGCTACTACTACGCAGTAATGCGCGAAAAACGTGGGATCAAAATGAGCACCATGCAGACCCGGATCCATTATTTATCCAGTTTCTGGGATTTTTTGACCTTGGAGAAATTAGTTCCCAACAATCCGGTGCGCCAAATTGGGAATCTGAAAGTATCAATCACAATTAAGAAACCGTTTGCCCAGGAGGAACTGGAGGCGCTGCGGTTACACTGTGATCGGAGCCGGGACAGGGCCATGATAGAGTTTTTATTGGCTACTGGTCTCCGTGTGTCGGAAGTCTGCCAGTTGAATGTGGAGGACATTGACTTCTATAAGATGGAATTTTACGTTCGCGGAAAAGGCAACAAAGAGCGTATATGCCTGTTGGACGATGTTGCAAAATTCCATTTGAAACGATATTTGCGCGAGCGCATGAGAAAGGAGAGGGTAGGAGAAGATCTACTGCAAATGCGGCCACTATTTGTGACAGCGAAGGCCCCGTTTAGTCGCATGACAATAGCGGGGGTGCAATATTTATTGAAAGCGATTGGAGAGAAGACATCGGTGGAAAATGTCCATCCGCACCGATTTCGACGAACATTTGCGTGTGACATGATCTCTCGCGGGATGCCGGTAGAACAGTTGATGGTGTTAATGGGGCATAATAAGATCGAAACTACTATGATCTATGTGACTGTTAAGACATCCAGTGTCTGCGATACCTACCGACGACTACGGGCAGGGTAATGCGATAAGGTAGTCAATATGTTTTTTTTGACCGGCTACGAGGCGGTCTTTTTTGCGTGGGAGAAATACGGGAGCGTAATATACAGAAATAATGAGGGCAAGGGAGAGGGTGGCATCGTAAGATTTTCGCGGTTATATTGGCATATCAAAAGGATCCCCAAGCTGACCAGGATCCCGGTGCAGCACGTTTCCGGTATCGTACCGCGCCGGTACCGACACAGAGCTGCCCTTCGCGAGGTGTTCCGTTGTTGTGGTCATATATGCCTATAACGATGGACCAACGCACGGCATCCTCGACGTTGGCAAACGATAGGTATGGTACAACGCTCCACCCCGTCACCTGAAAATAGCTGTTGGGATCGTCAATGTAGGATCCGTGGATCCAGCACAGGCTGCCAATTTTTATGTCCATTTCAGACCTGGTATAATACCGGTCATCATGTACGTGATTCGCCGGAGCTTTATCGCTATATTACCGTCCTTCGGAAGATGAAGGCGAGTTGGAGATCATACACGCCGGAGCGGTTGGCCGACACCCGAACAAAATCGTTTTGGTGGACCGACACGACAGCGTTATCGTTCCAGTTGGAACTCAGGCCACACGCTACAGGTAACACAAGGACTGTTCGGTCCGGGCGGTCGCCGGTTTCCGATAAGGAAAAAATGTAAGAATAGCCCCAGGATGATTTTTCATCCGCGGACAGAGTTATCGTATAGTCCTTCGTGGAGACGCCCACCATATCGCTATTTAAAGGTCTTTCCAAGCCGATGCCGCTCCAGCTGAATAGTTTCTCGTTTGGGGATTACTTTTGTCAGTGAGACTGTAGGCCAGCTGTTTCCGGGTAATGGTGTCACCACAGGATATGATCATCCACCAGCCGTCCCCTGGACCATTTGTAGGAGCTTGCGCCAGCCAGATGCCATTATACAGGGTATTGCAATCCATTGTATTCTTGCGCCCGATGAGATTCAGCAAATCGCTATTTCAAAAAGAAAAAGGAGAATTATTATGGAAAAAATAAAAATCAAAGATCAGGAATACGGAATAAAGTCAATGTCCCACGTGTACCTGAATGTCATTAGAATAGAATTTTTTGACGAATTTCCGTCTGTCACGGAGTGGGGCGGCGATATATCCATCTACACCGCCGGCGGGGTGTTGGCGGACACATTGACCGGCTGGGGTACGGTATACCGCGACGAAGGTCAGGTGGTGTACTTGTCCAATGACGGCAGCACCTATGACCCGCCGGACGAACCCGGAGAGCTGCCGGAAATGCCATATGTGCCAACACTGGAGGAGCTGCAAGCGAATAAGCGCCGGGAAGTATCAGCGGCCTGTGAGAGGGCCATATACAACGGCGTATCCGTCACCCTGGCAGGTGGTAGCGTAGAGCACTTTGCACTGACAGAACATGACCAGATTAACCTGTTCGGCAAGCAGGCCCAGCTGGCTGCTGGTGTGGAACAGCTGGAATATCATGCAGACGGCCAGCCGTGCCGGTATTACCGTGCGGCGGATATGCAGGCGATCATCACCGCGGCTATGTGGCACGTGAGTTATCATACCACGTACTGCAACGCCATTAATATGTGGATCGCAGGCTGCGAGACGGCGGAGGAGGTGACGGCCATATTCTACGGGGCAGATGTGCCGGAGGAGTATCAGTCAGAAGTGTTGCAGGCATACCTGACGCAGATCGCAGCTATGGCAGGAGGTGATAGCGATGAGAACGGGGCATAAGCACCTGATCCTGGCCATTATTGGCGGCCTGATCTATGTTCTGATCGAATTAGTCTGGCGCGGGCATAGCCACTGGACTATGTTCCTGCTGGGCGGTGCCTGCTTTCTGGTGTTGGGACTGATCAACGAGGTGATCCCCTGGGATATGTCGCTACAACTCCAGGCCTTTATGGGGGCCTGTATAGTGACTGCCTTGGAGTTTCTAACCGGCTGCCTGGTCAATCTGTGGCTGGGGTGGGGCGTCTGGGATTACAGTGGGCTGTCGGGGAATATCCTGGGGCAGATTTGCCCGCAGTATTTCCTGCTATGGGTCCCGGTATCGCTGGTTGGCATCGTGCTGGATGATTGGCTCCGGCATCTGTTATGGGGCGAGGAACGCCCACGGTATAGATTATGAGGAGGTGAAAGACTGTGACAGATGAAGATATTGCAAAGGCCCTTGAAGGATACCGGCACGAGATCGCCTCCCTGAAACATCGGATGGACGACGTGGAGCGGATCGTGGACGCCGTTCACGGCCTGGCCCTGGAAATGGCCAGGCAAACGGAAGAAATCAAGCATATGAACGAATCCATCAAACAGTTAAACGAGGATGTGGCGGCACTAAAAGCTAAGCCAGGGAAACGTTGGGACGGGTTGGTGGATGCACTTTTAGGGGCGGTTGCCGGGGCGGCAGCAGCCTTATTTTTTAAATAGGAGGTGAAAATTATGTTAAAGAACTGTGTATGGAAACCCAGTGTAGACACTGTAAAGTGGGCTAAGGCGGCCGCTGTTAGGGCGGTCAAGACCATGGCGCAGACATTCGTGGCCACCATTGGCACCGCGGCGGTCATGGGTGACGTCAACTGGCAGATGGTAGCGTCTGCGTCCGTTCTGGCCGGGATCCTGTCGGTGGCGACGTCCATCGCTGGAATCCCGGAGGTAACAGCAGATTAAGGAGGTGATCCCCCATCTCCGGGCCGGGCGGTATCCCGGCGGCCTGCGGGCCAACTCCAAAACCAAACCATAAAATGAAAAAAGGAGAACAGACTATGAAGAATTGGAAACCGATCAATGTAAAGGACATTCCCGCTATTGAGGAGAAGTTGAAGGCAGCCATCCG